CAAAATCGAATCAATAAAAAAAGGCGCAGAGGTAGAATTTTACCCGGCCGACCGCTGGGAATTATCCGCACCGAACAGAATCAATGAATTTTTTACGTTCTACAATGTGAAGATACACCGCAGCCGTGTGCTTACGATAAACGGCAAAGCAGCCCCGGCGATTGTGCGGCCGCAGCTGGCCGGATGGGGTATGAGCGAATGCGAACACGTGGTCCGCGAGCTGAATATGTACCTGAAGCATAACAACCTTGTGTTTGAATTGCTCGATGAAGCGAAAGTGGACGTATGGAAAATAAACGGGTTTAACAATTCACTCATCACCAGCGAAGGAACCGAGCTGATCCGCCGCAGAATCCAGATGTCAAACCAGCTAAAAAGCTATCACAGTGCGGTGGTCATGGACAAGGAAGATGACTACGACCAAAAAACCATGACATTCGGCGGCCTGTCTGAAATGCTGCGCGAGATACGGATCGGGATCGCAACAGCCCTGCGTATGCCAATGACCAAACTATTCGGTCTGTCTGCATCAGGGTTTAACAGCGGGCAAGAGGACCTGGAGAATTACAATGCAATGATTGAATCCGAGATCCGGGACCGCATGCGCCACCCATTGAACGAACTGCTGCGGGTCACTGCCCGAATGGAATTCGGCTATGTGCCAGATTTTCAGTTTAAGTTTAAACCGCTCCGGGTCATGGATGCTGTCCAGGAAGAGACAGTAAACAGCTCATTCCAGAACCGCATGATCCAGCTGCACCAGACCCAGCTCATGACCGGCCCGGAAGTGATCGAATCGCTGCAAACCAGAGACCTGATGCCGGTCAAGGTAGAAGCATCGACCATTGAGGATTATCCAGCACAGACACGGCAGGATGAACTGATCGAGCAGCAGGCCACGCAGGATGGCGACAAAGACCCCGATAATGCCGGAAAGGATGGTAAGCCGGGCGACGCAGGCAATCCAAAGAATCCAGCCACAGCGAAAGAAAAAAAACCAGCCCAAGGAGAACCCAAGAAATGAACCCTATCGCACCGCACACACTCGCACCAACGCAGGAAATGAAGAACGCTATGAAAAATGCAGGATTTATGGAATTTGATGTTTTCCGCATTTCAGGAACAGCCATGTGTCCCAGCGGAGAATATAACGTATCTGCCGTACAGCGCAGCATTGAGAACGCGCTCGGCGGCGATTTTGATCTTCAGCTGTCGGTGACATCCGGCGGAAAGAAAAAAATAGGATTTTAAAGTGAAACCGCTCAAGCCCCAGCCGATGCATGACAAGTACACGGAGCCGCTCGAAGCGCAGCTCCGCTGGTTTATTTATACGCTTGTTTACGAACCGCTGAAGGATATCATGAAAGACTCAATGAACAACACTATTACGAATAGCGATAAACAGAGTATCGTCGAGAAGGCGATCACGCGCGGGCAGATAATATACAATGCTGATATGCATCGCGGCACATTCATCGGGGTATTTGCAGGACGATTTAATGCAGCTCTTGGTAGGGAGCTCCGGAAACTGGGCGCGCAGTGGGACCGGCAATCGAAAGTTTTCCGGCTAAAGCTGTCCATGGTGCCTCCGGGCATCCGCGCCATAGCGACCGTTCGCAAGACGAAGGTACAGCAAACCAGTGAGCGGGTGCTTAAACAGTTAGACCGAATCCAGGAGAGTATGCCGGATATCATCGAAACAACCCCATTCAAATTTGATAAGACCATGAAGCGCGTCACTGATGATTTCAAAAAGTTATACGAAGGCGTAGAAGTGCAGGCACAGAATAGCCCAGAATTTCTTGAATCAATGGCAAAGAACTACGGTGCGAATATCAAGCCAACGATCAAGGGATGGGTAGATGACGAGATCCTACGTCTGCGCCAGGACGTATCGGACAACGCGAGAGCAGGGTATCGTGCCGACCACCTGGCCATTAAGATACAGAAGCGGTACGGGACCACAAAGAAAAAAGCCAAATTTATAGCCAGGCAAGAGACATCGTTATTCATGGCAAGTTACCGCAAAGAGCAGCTGACCGGGTCCGGTGTCAAGAAATTCAGATGGAGTGCAACCAGGGACAGCCGGGTCCGTGACGAGCACAAAGACCTACACGGCCGCGTATTTTATTATACTGATCCACCGATCATAGATAAAGCGAAGGGAACAAGGGGTCTGCCAGGGCAGGCATTCGGCTGCCGATGCGTAGATATCCCTATAATGGAGCAAGCCGCATGAGAATGCCAAAAGAGATAATGTCGATGTACGAAGGGAAAGTGTGTGATTTCTGCCCGTTTGGAAACAGCCGGCTGATCGTCAAATATGGGATCAGTAAAGAAGGTAAGAAGTATCCGACGGTTACGCGCTGCCAGGCCGGGTATGAACGTAACGAGCAGGACACAGTATTCATTGAGACCGAGCCTAACAAAAAACAAACTTTTGTCAGCAGGCCGAAAATCTGCATTGACAACAACGGAGTGTAACTATGAAAGTAACCTGCGAATGCATCGAATGCGGACACAAGGAAGAAACCGAAGGACACTGTACAGATAAGAAATGCCCGAAATGCGGTGGCACGATGCGGCGCGAAGATCGGCCAGGGCCAGGGCAGAAACAAAACGCGCTGACCCCTGACCAGATTGATAAATGGGTAACCCTATTTAAAAAGGGGCAATCGAATAAAGAGATTGCAGAGAAATTCAAAACAGCCTATGGGATAGAAACGCTCACCAAAGGCGATAGAGATAAGCTGTCTACGGCAATGGCGAAATCAATGACAAACGAATCCCCATTCCATACCGCAGCCGAGCGCAGGAACGCAGGCACGGCCAGGTACGGGACTGAGATAAAAAACTATGGCTCTCCAAGTACGAACGATGAAGTAAAAAAAATAATGTCGCAAGGGAAAAGCGAAAGTGATGCTATATTGGAAGTATCAAGAAAATATGGAATGTCAAGATCAATTGTAGAAAAGGCTTTTAAGCTAGGGATTGATCTTGCAATTAGTGTTTAATAAAGGAGCTACTATGGACGAATACATCGTAATATCCAATTTAAAGGATGCCGGATTTACCCCAGGCGCGCACAGCAACGCACTCGGCAAGAACTGGCCAAAAGAGTACGACTGCCGGTTCATTGAGCCGGGCCTGATCAATTACGATGACATGGGAGCTGGTACAGCACTGGTCCGCAAGGAAGCGCTCGACAATATGGCGCAATCGTTCAAGGGATGTCCTGTGCTTTTTAAGTTACACGATGATGTATCACCGGAAACTTTCAAAGAGCAGGCATGCGGGCTGGTCAACGAAGTTTACTACAACGCAAATAATGGCTGGTATCATGCAAAGTTTTTTATATGGGATGACGCAACCAAGGCTGGAATTCTAAGCGGGAAATACTCGGTATCCTGCGCATACATTCCAACTGATACTAACACCGATGGTGGAATTTACAATAACATAAACTACGACATGGAGGTAAAAAACGGAGAATATACTCACCTTGCGATTGTGGAGAACCCACGATATAACGGTGCTAAAATATTCATAAACTCAAAAACAGGAGGAAATGTCATGAAAGAAAAAGTGAGCAAGGCCCTGTCCGAACTAAAAAACGCGATAAATGAAATGTTCGGCAAGGATCCTCAGAAAGCAGCTGCGGGTAAAGAAGCCGATGTGGTGCAGCGGCTCGATTCACTCATCTCGTTATTGAATGATATCAAGAATGAAGATGCTGGTGAAACCGATGAGGAGAAGAAAAAGCGGCTTGAGCTTGAGGGGAAAGAAAAAAAGAATGCCGAGGACGAAAAGAAAAAAGAAGATGATGAAAAGAAAAAGGCAGAAGACGAGAAAAAGAACGCTGATGCCGACGCTGCCGATAAGCTGAAAAAGGAAAAAGAGAACGAAGATGCAGAAGAAAAAAAGAAGGATGAGGAAAAAAAGAATGCGCTGCTCGCCGATAAGGAAAAAGCGGACGCAGATCAAAAGCATTTTGATGAAATGAAGAACAAGGCAGCGTCCCGGCCAGGGCAGGTCACATCGCCTATGGTAACAAAAGAAGAACGGCGGGCGGCAGGCAAAAAAAAATACGGTTCTGAAACCATATAAGGAGGGAACACAATGACTGATACAATCAACGTAAACCAATTCTCAATGGCCCCGATCAAAGGCCAGCTTGCAAAAGACTTAAACGGCGGAGTAGTTGCTGGTGTTGTTACCGCTGCAGCTTTTCCTGGTGATCCTGTAAAGCTCGGGACCGGTGCGTACAATAAGCCGATCCCAACATTTACTCCCTGCAGCACGTCGGAAGAGCCATTCGGTGTGATCATTTATAATGCGCGGAAATCTACCATGGTAGAGAACGACGCATGCGAGGTCGCATTCTGTGGTGGACCAGTAGTGTGGATGGAATCGGCCGCGGCAATAACCGCTGGCGTACAGGTCGAGCTGGCAAACGCAGCGAACATAACTGTGCAGCTTTTCACCGCAGGAAAACAGTTAGGTGTAGCTCTTGATGGCGCGTCGGCTGCAGGCCAGCTGGTTCGGGTCATTATTACTAAGCCGACTTTTGATGTCTAAAAAATAACCTATAAGGGAAAGGAGCATATCAATGAGAAAACCAATACTTGATTTAAAAGGAAGAGAAATCCGAAACTCCGGCGGCTGGATGCCCGGTATGGCACTTCAAAATGCCAACGGCGATGTAGACCCCAGCGGGCTCGGGTTTGATTACGCAATCCGGACCACAACGTTCATCCGCGCGAACGTGATCAGCCAGAAGTTTTATACCGTACCACCCGCAGACTTTATGTCTGTCGAGGTAGGAAACGGCGCATGGATGGAAAAAATCACCCAGAACATTCAGTATAATGTTGCTGGTCAGTTTGAGACGGGCGTTATCAATGTAGGTAAAGGTAACACCGAGCTTGACCTGGTGGACGCTGGCATAACCACCCAGGACAGCACGATCCTGACGTGGGCAAAGGGTTACATGTGGAGCATCCCCGAGATACAGAAAGCGCTCGCATCGAACAACTGGGACGCTGTGGCCGCGAAAGTAGAAGCACTGAAAAAGAACTGGGACCTGGGTATCCAGGATATGGCATTCCTCGGCAGCCGTTCACTACAGGCTTCCGTACCGGGCTTGCTGACGAACACGAACGTAACCAAGGACACCACGAACATCACCGCGAATATCTCTGGATTAAGCGCGAATGATTTCCAGACACTGGTGGCAGCATTACTCGGCGCATACTTCACGAACAGTAACGGCACAGAGATGCCGAACACGTTCCTGATGCCGATGAATGATTACCTGGGCATGGCAGCAGCGGCCTCGGCAGCGTATCCGATGAATTCAAAGCTGGAGTATTTGCTCAAGGCATTCAAAGAGATCACAGGCAACGCAGGCTTTAAGATCAAAGGGCTTGCCTACTGCCAATCGACATTCAATGCCGGCCGCAGCACCGCACTGGGTGCAGATGGGTTACAGAGATACTGTCTCTATAACAACAACGCAGAAACCTGCCGGATGGATATCCCGGTAGATTTTGCGATCGCAGCACCGGGCACAGCAGACAACTTCTACTGGAAGGGTGTAGCATACGGCCAGTTCACCGGCTGCAGCATATACCGGCCAGCAGAGATTCTGTATTTCGACCATGCGGCATAAGTAGTAAAAAATTAACTGAAAAGGAGAAAGCATATGTTTAAAAACAAAAAATTCAGCTTGGTCATTGCCCTGCTTATTCTGGGCATCCTCGCAGTAGGGCTCCAGCCAGCGTTCGCTGGGGAAAGTCTCTGGTATTCAGAAACCGTATCGACGCATGCGGTTACTGACGCTGGAGCGATGACTCCGGATATCGACCTGGCCAGGGTGCAGATTCAAAGCGCGGGAATATGGCATGTGACGGCAGCAACCGAAACGTATCTTATGTATGAGCTCGCAGGGGATACCAACACAATAACGGCGGTAGGTAAGATATACTGCCCCGCGACGATCGGCTGGTATCCGTTCTTCGGGGAAGGTGTGTTTTTGACTGGCAATGTACTGACAGGCGCAGATATGGTCAATGTTCCTGAATTATATATCCGACACGGAAGCACGAGCCCGACCGCGACACACTGTCCCAACGACACGATGCAAATAATATATAAGCGATAGGGAGGGAACATGAAGATTTACAATAATGGAGCAGGTGCAGTAATAACGTCTAAGGGACGGCTTGATCCAAAGAAGTTCGAGGACGTTCCTGACGCGGAAGCGAAAAAATTACTGGGTATGTACGATGACATAAAAAATGCCCATGAAATGATCGGGGAAAAAGAACCAAAAAAAACAACCCGGTCAGCAGTCACCATGTCCCCGGAAGTAGCGAAAACAGAAAAAGAAAAAACAGCTGCCCCGGGAAAAAAGGAAGAGAAAAAGAAGTAATGCGCGTATAAGGAGCAGGCAATGACCGCACCTATAACATTAGCAGAGTTTAAATCATACTTCGTAAGGGATTTCGAGTACGGCACAATGCCGGATGCGAACAGCCCGTCAGTCACGGTCATGGATTCGGACATAACCAGGGCAATGACTGAATCGGAGTTATTATTTAACACGGCGATCTGGCCGGATGAAGCCAGCCAGAAACCGCCGTTTTATCTGTTAACGGCGCATTGTCTCGCTGTGAATATCCAAACAGCAGGCGGAACCAATCAGATAGGGCAGGGCGTGGCAGCGACAGGCACGTCACCTATACAATCAAAAAGCGTGGGCCCGGTATCAGTGAGCTATGCTCTGCCTCAATCTGTAATTGATAGCCCGGTTTTAAATCAGTTTATGAAAACCGGATACGGACAAAAATATTTGCAGCTGGTCATGCCTCGGATTGTAGGGAACGTGGCAACGGCCTACGGAGCAACGAATCCGTGAAGGCGAAGGTTATCCAAGATGTTGCGCTACTTAATAAATTCGTCAAGGCCGTCAATAAGAACTACAACGTAAAGATTGGGATCCTGGGCCAGAAGGACCACCGGAAGGCAGACGGCAACTCAAACGCGACCATAGGACTCAAGCACGAATTTGGTTCTTTCTCAGATCGTATTCCCAAGAGGTCCTGGTTAAGAATGCCGCTGATGGAAAAAGCGGGAACGATCCTCAAGAAGATCAGCAAGAACACGCTTGTGAACCTCGGTAAGGGCAATTACAGGCAGGTATTCGAGGATCTGGCAGTAGAGTGCCGGTTCCAAATCCAAGAGGCATTCGAGACGCAAGGCTTTGGCCACTGGCCAGACAATAAGCCAGCCACCATCAGAGCCAAAACGACTAAGACGGCCAAGAAAAAAGCGAAACGGGAACATAAAAAGGTAACAAGTATGGTTCTGGTAGACACAGCGCAGATGCGCCTATCAGTTACGCACAAAGTAAAGGAAATAAAGTAATGGGAAATTTTCCGAACATGCAGGATGCCTTCGCAGAGTGGCAAAATCCGCTCACATTTAAAGTAGTTACTAAGTCAATTGTCAGCTTCCAGTCAGTGGAGACCAGCAAGATAAGACCGTTCCAGGGGATCCTTTACCCGCAGAGCTCCCGGCAGCGATCGCATAAGCCGGAAGGACAACGGGCCTGGCGCTGGTCAAACCTGATCACCAGTTTTGCATTGAACGTTAACGATATTGTGATAGATAAGAATAATGTAAAATACCGAGTAGATCAAAAGAACGAATACTCACAGGCTGGTTTTTCAGAATACGAGATCACACAGGACTGGGTATAATGACAACAACTGATATATTACTTGTGCTGGCGGACATTATCCAGAACG